GGTGGAATGTTAGCTTGCTAGTTTTAGTTATTGGATCTTTTGGATTCTTTTTGTACAGCAGTCATGGAACAGCTCCCGAAGAGCCAAAGAAGATACCCTTTACTGCAAATCCATGGCTAAACGCCGTGAGAAATGTTCCAACTAATGATTATGGACAGTCTCCTCAAATTGAAACTGGATCTGGTGTACAAGGGCGTATCGATCGAACAAGCGCGTCAACGTTTTGAGTTGCTTAAATCGGAGCCCCCAAAAGAACGGAATGTTCCTGTAGTTACCAAACGTCGTAAGATAAGAATTCCTGTAACAGAAGATAAATGAAGTCATCCGCAGCGTATACAAACGGAATAAGAGTAAAGGCAGAAGCTACACTCTTAAAAGTTGAGTTTCCAGGTAGAATAGCGGTTAACCGAAACCCTATTCAGGCAGCAACAGGTTGTCCTCCTGTATTATTTGATCAAATTACATACACATCTATTGCAAAGTGTTTGAAACCTCGTGTGGGAGGGTTACAGTGTCAAAATTAGAGTTCACGAAGGCTTTCATATAAGTTCATATTCAATATCTGTTTCAGTTCAAGTGTGAATGAAAAATCAGCTCCCTGAAGATTCAGTATATTTCCATATGCATCATAAAGTGTGATAGCAATTTTAGTTATATCTTTTGGTTGTTGAAAGAAGTACTCTTTCACAGTTGTGTTTGTCGTATCACTGTCATATACAATTGTGTATTTTACAGCAGGAACCATAATTTTTGCAAATGCATAAAAGTGTGCATTATTAAAATCACGGTGAACAATTACGTTCCAATCATTTAATGCAATATAAATATAATTGTTTGATAAAATAACAGGAATATTTTCAGCCGCTAATCGGTAATCAGTTGTTAACGGAGGTCCGGTGCTCGACAGTCCATACGTAGCGACTAAACCTGCTGTAGTATTTCCATATAATGATGAAGAAATTTCTCCTGTTTGGCTTGGGCTATTTGTATAATCTATTTGACTAAACCCTAAAAAATAACCAAGGCCATTTCCACTAGGATGTATACTTCTGGGAAATTTAAATGTAAATTGTGTTGGATTCGAAAAAATCATTTTCCCTTTTAAAGTGCTATACGTAACTTTAAATGACTGAAATACAGTATTAACAACACCATTTGGATTTACTGAATTTTGTATTGCATATTGAACAGCCGAAGCAAAATTAGTAAATGTATCATAATTTCCATCGGGAATACGTACATTATAGATAGCACCACTGTTGGGACTGCTTAAATCAATAATTGTCATTGTGGTGTTATTATACAATGCCGTATCAAACTCATAAAATGTATTAGGAAATTCAATTGACGTAAGGGCAACCGAGTATACATTTTTTATGGTACGTGGAAGTGTAAATATAAAATTAGATGACTGTGATGAACTGAACGAATCTGTAGGTGTTGTTCCAGCTAAAGTCCCCCCTAGTATTAAATTACCTGATTCATCTAGAGATGTATTTGCTGCGGGGGTTGGGAATAATTGAGCGAGAATTGTGTTTGTTTGATTTGTTAGTTTAGTATAATCGCGAAATCGACTATCAATATTAAATGAATAAATTTGAATATCTTTTTCGTATCGTATACTATTTTTGCCCTTGTCAGTGAATTGTGCTGGTTTAGGAATTGTTTCTGGATGTCCACGATTTCCAGCAAATTTTTTAAATGCATCCTGATCAGCTACTTCACTTATATCGTAGTCGCGTTCTTGGTGACCGTCGATATCAGGTTCCTCCTCTTCTTCTGTAAAATCTTCTTGTAAATTTTCAGTTTCTCGATAAGTCTCTGCTAATAATTCTTGATATGATTGACTTGCCATTATTCTTGTATGTGCAAAAATGTGAAAGTCTTTATTTAACTATAAATTAAGAATGCTATCGGCAAGTGAATATCTTGCATTTTCAAAACTTGTTACATGCCCGGGTCCAAGCGGTAGTAGTGGTGCTCCTGGTGCTCCTGGTGCTCCTGGTGCTTCTGGCGTTAGTGGTCCTACGGGTCCTACGGGTCCTACGGGTGTTTCTGGTGCCACAGGTCCTGCAGCTTCTACAGGTCCAACAGGTCCTGCAGGAATCTCCTCAGCTCCTTCAGGAAGTATACTTATATTCGCAGGAACCACTGCCCCCACTGGGTGGCTTTTGTGCGATGGTAGTGCCGTTACCAGAACAAGATATTCGGTATTATTTGGAGTTATTGGAACAACATTTGGAGCCGGTGATACCACAACTACATTTAACGTTCCCGATTTAAGACAAAAAACAGTTGTTGGTGTTGGTACAAATACGACAAATAATTATGCGCTTGGCGGTACTGGAGGAGAAGAAAACCACACATTAACTGTTAATGAAATACCTGCACACACACACGAAATTACTGATCCAGGGCACTTTCATGGTCAAGGCGGTACATCTGGTGGAGCTGTTCTCGTTGGTAGTGGTGCAAATAAAGCAGACCAGTCTAACACTGCCAGTGCAGTTACAAACATAACCATAAATAACGCCGGCGGCGGAGCGGCTCACAATAATATGCAACCATATTTAGCTCTCAATTATATCATTAAAATTTAAGCTTCTTCAAATCAGAAAGCCATAACTGTTTGGGAGTCGTTCCTTCAAGTTCACTAATTTGTTTCTTAAGTTCAGCAAGTTCCTTCTCGTGCTTAGTTGCGTTTGTAAGTGTCAAAGATGCAATAGGAAGATTCATCAGGTAATCATAGGATTCCTTGATGAGTTCAAACTTTTCCTTCTTGAGTAGAACATCACATTCCTCACGCGTCTTACGGCGAATGTCTGGAACAGGTTTCTCCTGACACTGCTGGCGAATAAATCGAACTACGTTCTCGTGGTAAGGAAGTTTATCATTCAGAACCTTAAGTAGGTGTTCACGACGCTTTGCATAAAGATCAAGTCGTACAACTGCAAACTCAGATAGGATCTCGTTTGGACTATTGTACTTGTGAATCACGCACTTGGAATTGAATGCATGCATGTTGGTTAGTTTAATCTTGTCGGTCAACTGCTTCTCAACCGCAGCTACATCAGCACCAAGCTTTACCTTCACAAGAATATCCATATCAGTAGATGTATCCGTAAAGTCCTTGATAATTCCATCAGCAACCATTTTATCAAGCGTCTCGCGGAAGTCAGCTGTCCACGTTCCGACTGGAAGCTCTGTAATTGTCATCATATCTTTCTCAGTCTTCCAAACACCCTTAACAATATAATCATTCTTTGCATCTTTTACGATTGTACCCTTGAATCCTTCATAATAAGGCACAAATTCACGCTCAAGTCCAGTTCCCTTCTCAAGCCATTCGGTAAGTGCAGCCTTAATCTCTTTTGGATTGAAAGATGGAATGTTCGTACTATAACCAGTACCAATACCGCGAGATCCGTTCACAAGTAGCATGGGAAGAATGGGTGCATACCATTCGGGTTCTACAGGAGTACCATCGTCATCCCGATACACTAGACAGTCTAGATCATCTGCAGGTACAAGATGTTGAATGTAAGGCTGTAGAAATGTGTGAATATAACGGGGCGAAGCTGAATCTTTGCCACCCTGAAGACGAGTACCAAACTGACCTTCCGGTACAAACCACGCGATATTATTTGACCCTACAAAGTCCTGAGCCATAGCTACAATTGCTTCAGTCAATGATGCCTCACCGTGGTGGTAACCAGAATGTTCGGATACATATCCTGCAAACTGTGCCACACGAATTTCACTCTTCAAGTTTCTTTTAAATGCAGAGTATAGAATCTTACGCTGAGATGTTTTGAGGCCGTCCATTACATTCGGAATTGATCGCTCCAAATTGTAATTCGAGAAGTGAATCAGATCCTTGTGTACAAACTCCTCGTATGGAACACGCTGTCCAGGATTCGCATTAATAATTTCACTACGTGAATACGTCTTGAGCCAATCTTTGCGATCATCGGCCAAGCTTTTGTTGAAAGCCAGCTCAATCGATTTATCACTGGATTCGTCAGTATACGAATACGGTACAATGTTCATGGTCTTAAAATAGTCTTTGGCTTCGTCGCGAGTTGAAGTACCAAGTCCCTTGTAGTACTTAACCTTCCAACCCTTAGAAGCATCAGTCTTTCGCCATTCCTCATAATCGTACTGAGTATAGAATGACTTTACATTAGAACCTTTCGTTGCCTTTACAATTGGAGTGGCCATGTAGGTAATGAAGTTAGGCACCTGAATGAGTTCGTGCCATAGCTCGTGAAACATATTAATGAGTAGACCACGAATGTGAGAACCATCATAATCCTGATCGGTCATGATCAGAATCTTTCCATAACGAAGTGACTTGATATCATTGTACTTTTTTCCTGATTCCAAACCCAGAATCTTCTTCAAATTTGCAACCTCTTCGGTCTGTTCTACTTTGCGAACAGACGAATCTTTCACGTTAAGTAGCTTACCACGCAGAGGAAAGACGCCATAGAACTTTCGCTGTTCCTGTGATAGACCAGATAGAGCCATCGCCTTAGCTGAATCTCCCTCTGTGAGAATGAGCGTGCATTCGTGACTCTTAGTTGTTCCGGCCTGCGTTGCATCATCCAGTTTAGGAACACTAATTTTACTGTGTTTCTTTCCATCGGTCTTTGCGTTCTCTTTATTATCCTTTACATTTTGCTGTTCAAGCACCTTCTCAACAATATTCAACTTCGTTACAACCTTCTTAAGAAACTCATCACTCAATTTGCATGAAACTTTCGAAGTGAGAACTTCTTTAGTCTGACTGCTAAATGAAGGATTCTCCACAAAGCAATGAATGAACACTGCCAGAGAGTCACGAACAAGTGCTGGTTTAACTTTAATTTTCTTCTTAGTCTCCAGATAATTCACAATATGCGAAACAATCTGATTCGTAATTT